CAACCTGCTTTATCCAAGCTTTCATCAATTTGATCCATTCCTGCATTAACATCTTTTACATCCTTATCAAAATCATCTATTAAATACTCTAATGGTGGAGCTTTCTTTCTTTTAAATCTCCAAGCACTAAATGCTTCCCATTCCCCTACATCGCCTAAATCTATATAAGTATCAGGTTTAACTATTTCTATTGTCTTTTTTAAACAATTTATAGCTTTCTGATCATGTAGTGGAAAGTGTTTATCTGGTGTTACTATTACACGTTTTACAACGCCAGCATCCACTTTTACCATTTGTTCTCCTTTATTTTTACAAGTCGTCAATAATAGCAAACACTAACGCTTGTATATCTCCTTGAGGGCTTCCAGACCCTCTATCTTTTTGGTCAGAAACACAATGTATGTCAGCAACAGGTGTGTTTAATTTTCCAAACCAACATTCACCAGGACCAATCTCAATAGAATCTGTACTTGTATATGCTGCAGCTCCCGCATCTAAAACTATATAAATACTGTCTGCAGTATTTCCAGTACCATCACCCTGAACGCTTGTGTGTTTTATAAATAAAAATTTTACGTTATCAGAACTACCATCAATTGTATCAACAGATGCAACAGTATCAACACCACCTTGAGACGAAGAACTTCCTTTTTGTAAAAATGATTTATCTCTAATTAAATCTCTTGAACTTGTTTGGATGTCTGTTAATTGGTAATACCACCCTTCTGTAGCATCTGATGGCGAATAAGTTACAGTTATTGTATCTAATATTTTTGATATTTCATCTGGCAACAAAGTTGCATTTACTGATATTGAAGCTGTATTTGCCATTACATAAATCCTCTAATAATATAGGGACCTCTTTTTCTTGAAGAAGCACCTTTTTCAATTTGTTTTTTAAATAATCTCATAAAGTATTCTCTACCTTCAGCATCTCTTAATTCTTCTGCTAGTTTAGCCTTAATGTAATAAACTACAGCTTGTGCTTGATAATTAGTTAAATCTAACTCAAATTCTTCATCATCCATAACATCTACGCCTTCAGACACAGTAATTTGTTCATAAAAAGCTTGATACACGGCAACTGTATCAGCTAATTGAGCTGCAGTAGCTGCAGCTGTTGATACATATTCTCCAGTAGTAGCACTTAAAGTAATTTTATTACCCAAACCTATAGTACCGTTATTTAAATTATCAACTGAAGAAAATACGCCATTATTTGCAGCATCTACTGCATCTTGAATAAAATAATAACTTTGACCACCTTCTTCAACTAGATTATTAAGAAAGGTTTGTAAATCAATTCTAGCTGCATAGCTATTCCCTACAGCAATTTCTTCTTCAGTAAAAGCTACCACTATATCAGATAAAACACTTGATTTTAAATTGCATTTTGTTTTTAATGTTAAAACACCTTTGTTTGAACCGTCTGATTTAACTTGATGTAATCCAGACCATCTTCCTGAACCTTTTATATATATCCAATCATCAGCTGCAAATAAACTTGATAAGTCAGCTACGTCAGTTGCTCCATAAGTAAATAAAACTAGATTAGTCCCATCAGAACCCCAACCTATAAACTTATGTAAATCACTACCCTCTGTACCAGTGCTATTTAAGTTAAAAGTAGGAGCATAAGAGTATTCTATTTGTATCCCATCTGAAACACTTTCAGCTGGACTAGTATATTTTTCGTACATTGTATCAGAACTTGTGCTTCCACTACTTGGTATCCATTGACCTCCCGCAGCCTCACATTCACTTTTAGTAGAATAGCCACCAAGAGTACAATGAGCTACAGATAAAAAACCACTTGTAGAATGACTTGATTCTTCTACTATAGCTATTTTATTACCTTTATTATAATACGCGTATTTTTTAAATGCCATCACTATCCTCTGTAAATGGTTCATAAATTGTTCTTGGTATACTTCTATATTCGCTATCAGAGTTTTTATGATTTATGCATCTTATATCAAGTATTTTAACAGCCTTATTAGGAAAGTTATAAAATCTCTTACCTGCAATAATATCCATTGTTACTGTTTCAATATGAGTCTCTGATGACATAGCCATTTCTTCTAAAGCTTCTTTGATATAAAAGATAGTACGCCCAGTTTCTTTCATCCCAGATCTTTCCATTATTTCAATTACTTTCATAATTATCCTATTCTAAATATCGTCTATTATAGCAGCAACCGTAACTCTAATAGTTCCTGACGAAGTTGCAGCATGTAAAGAAGAAACATCTTGTCCTGTTCTAAATTTTAAAACCATAGATTCTCCAGGTCCCATAGCAAGAGCATTGCCCGTTGCAGCAGGATTGGTACCATTTGTAGTTAAATATAAAATTGAAGAAGTTTCTGTAGTTCCATTTGTAGTTCCACTATTCTTAACAAAAATAAATCTTACTTTGTCATCACCAGATGAAATTGTTCCACCTTCTGTAAAATCTCCTGATAATAAATCAGCGTTAGTAGTTACATCAATACTTGTGCTATAAAACCATTTATCGTCAGCATCTGCTTTTTCGTAATCTAATTTACCGCCTAAAGTTTTCTTTATATCGTGATGAATTACATCTACAGTATCTGAGTCATCTGCTGCAGCTACTGTAACTACAGGAGTCATGCTTACTAAACCTTTTGCTTTATCCGCCATTAATTTCTCCTCTGTCTTTGTTGGGGTTTAGATTGAGATGTTCCAGCCATAATTTGAAATGCTGAATCATATTGTTGTTGAAATTTCATTGATCTCTGTTGATATAAATCAACATTCATTTTTGCTTTTTGTATCTCTGCAGTATATTTTTGAATTTCAGTTGCAAGTTTATTTATTTCTTGTACTTCTCTATTAACTTGAGCACTATAAGAACTTAATTCAGCTTGATATTTTTGTATTGTTTGATCTTCGTCTTTTGAAGTAAGCTGAGCATTTTGAACTGCTTTTTGAAATTCTATTTGATACTGAGCGTTTTCCTCGTTAAATTTATTTAAATTATTTTGTATATTCCCTTGGTACTCTTGTAATTCAGAACCTATTTGTTGTATTCTCGCTGCTAACATTTCAGAATCTTCTTCTGTATTTATCCAAGTATTAGCATCACTAAAATCAGGGGCAACTACTGGTTGAACATATGTAGGCGCCGCTTGACTAAATGATACTGATTGAGAACTTAAACTTGGAGCTGTGGGTAAAGTAGGTATAGCTAAAACTATATTACTTAAATCATCAGGCATTGAATGTACAGATTCAACTAATGCATCTAAACATTTTATAGAAGCATATAAAATTACAAGATAGTACTTATTTTTAGGAAAGTAATTTATAGTGCTATGAGTATGAACTAATGTTGAATCACTTCTATTAACAGGCGTATCATTTACATAATAGATCTTATAAGTATTCTCAGATGGAACTGCAGTTGGTGCAGGATAAACAAATACACTTCCATCATTAGCTCTTACAAATGCTGGATTATATTTAGAAGCATAGTGTATACTTGAAGAGTCAGTAACTCTAGATTGTAAATCAAGAGAAACTTCTCTACATGCTCTCCAATCATTATGTGTTCCAGATTCTCTAACAACAGAAATTATATCTATTGACCCAGTTCCTAACACACCATTCATAGTAGATTCAGCAGAAGATCTTGAAAATACTGATTTTTCTTCTGGTTTTATAACAACACTTCTTTGAGTAACATCAATAACACCATCTATTAAAAATTGACTTAACTGTGCTGTTGTTACACCACTACCTATTGATAATCCCGTTAAAGCTTCTACTTGATTTTGAAAATCCATTAAAAACTACTTTTACTTTTTTTATAAACTTCACTAGCCATTTTCTTTTGTTTCTTACTTTGCTTTTTCTCAACTTTTGCTAGTTGTTTTGAATTTTTTGTATAATCTACCATTTATTCCTTCAGTTCAACCCACCCCCCTGAGAGAACACACTTTCAGGAGGGCGAGTTATTTATTTATTAAGCGTCAATCGCAACTACATGTTCATTATCTTCACATATAGATGTCACATACCAACTAGTTCCGTCTGTAAATACATTAACACTGTCTGAAGCGACAGCTCCACTAATGAAACTTACACCATCTTTACTATCAGCAGCAGCGATACCATCATCTGATGTTCCCATTTGCTTAAAGATTACGGATTCTGCATCTCCAGTTGTTCCACCAGCTGAAGTCACACCATATGCCATTACATAAGTAATCGTAGCAGCTGCTGTTTTGATTATAAACTCACAATTCCAACCAGCAATTTCTGTAGATAACTTTGGTAAATTTGCAGTAAATGAAGTTGTTTGATCTATCATAAACACTTTACCAGAATCGCCTCTACTTAATTGCTTATCAGCATCTAGGTTATAAACAGAACTGCCATTCCATGACGGATGACTGCCTATTCTTGCATTTGCCATTAGTCACCTCCTTAAGATGTTACAGGTACACATGTTAATAAAACAAGTTTACAATCTATCACAGAAGATGAATTATTACTAGTAATAGTAATTACAATATCTTCATTAGCTGCTTCAAATGATGAAGCGTCTAAAGAATAGATTCCATTTGCTGAAATAGCATTTTGAAAGATTGTAAGATGGTTTGTATGACCAAAATCAAGGTCAACAGTAGCACCAGAACTAATACCTTTTACTTCAATATAACCACCCCATACTTGAGTGGCTGCATTACCTGAAACAGGCATTTTATCAGTAAAAGTTTTATCAGTAGTACTTTCTGCAGCGATTTGATGTTCTAGTTTATTCAAAGCTAACGAAGCTCCTCCTGGTTTTCCATGAGCTAACATAAGAGCTAGATCCATTAAAACCTCATCAACTTTATTCTGTCCGTATTGTGGATTTGCCATTATTCATATCCCCCTTACGTCCATAGAGCGTGAGTCTCGGGACAACACCACTCCATGCCACTTTCAGTTAAGATTTGATCTACTCTACGATCGACTCCTGAGTTCTCTAATGTCTGAACCCCTACGTAGACTGAAGTATCTCTGTTAATACCATTACCAACCAATGGTCTGTATGCAGCATATTTCATATTGATACCTAACATTTTAACATTAGTACCATCTAAATGAACATTTCTTGCTACATTCATATCACCATATACAGTTGATATAGTTGTAATATCAATACCAAACACTTTTTTCTTGCCTGCTATTGAGAAGTCTGCTCTATAATTAGGCGAAATCTCAATATTATTAGCAAAATATCCAGACATTTTATGCAACCAATTGTAAACTGCTGTAGAACAGAAGAATACAGTTGAACCTGCATTATTATATCTAGGATCTAACATTGCTGATAAATCATCCAAGAAAGAATCTTGTGTTTTAGTTCCTATATCTAAACTAAATGCGTTACCATAAGTTGAGATAAAGCTAACAGCACCTTCTGTTGTGTTCACGCCACCAGTAGTAGCTTGAGAACCAAACAACAATGCATTTTCAATATCCCATTTATGTTCAATTAGTTTTTCTTTCCATATTCGAGCCCATTCATTACCTTCATACTTTAATACAGTAGCTCTATCAGTATTATTCATAACTGCAGCAGTTTTGAATATCTGAGTTTGTCCATGTGAAGTACTATAAGGTTGATCTGCCCATGTTTCTGGATAACCAGTTCCAACACCATGTGCTGTACCAACTACGTAACATTTGAATGGTTCAAGATCTGTTTGTGCTTTTGCAGTTACAGCAGCACCAGTAACATCATCCCCATCAGGCATTCTAAATACAGCTGAAGTACCTTTAACACAAGTAGCATTCACTATAGCGTGATTAGCTGCTGAATCAGTATCAACTGAATTTACTTTCCATAAAGTATAATCGCTTAATGTAGATGCAGTAAATGCAGCTCCAGTAGGTGCGATTGGTACTTTAATGATTTGACCAGGCATGAAGAATTTAGGCTGCGTGCCTGTAACCCCATCATAATAGTCACATGTTTTCCCAACTATATTCTGAAGATTACCTTCAAAGTTATAGTCAGTAAAGAATTTAAACGAATACACACTTGAACCAGCTGTTGCAGCTGCACTTGTATCAGCATTATCTGGATTAGTTGCAGGCGCTGTAATGCCGCTTTCATCATATAAAGCCATGTATGCATATCGTTTTGTGTAAGACGATCTCTTTTCAGTAAATTTGAAAGTCGGATCATCTGTAGGTTTCTTAGAAACCTGACTCAAAAACCTAAAGAAAGGGTCTTGAGCTAATGCCAATTCTGAAACATAACTACCAAAATTATACTTTCTGCGTAAAGCGCCAGTATTAAGTGTAGTCTGCGTTCCAGTTAAGGCACTATGGTCTTGATCTGAATATAGGGCGTTACCTATAATATCATTTCTATCCGCCATTTTATCTCCTTAACGATTTTAAAATTAAGCTCGGATAGATAAAAATTTTAAATATATCTACCCAAACAAGTTATCTACGCTATTGTCATTGCCTAGTATCGAATTAAAAACATCTCTTTCTTCAGATACTGTTTCGCCCTGACTGTTAGCTCCACTAGCGGATGTAGGCATATTACGAACATTCTTCATTTGGTTCATCATTTCTTTCTTTGTACTAGAAGCAACATTCTTAGCAACGTTACCTTGATTTAAAATGACATTTATATCATCCAAGGTCATAACATGCTGTTTAGCGTCAGCCTTAAAGGCTTCAAACTCTTCGTTATTCATATTATGTTTTTCTTTGAACTCAACTTCTTGTTGCTCTTTTTGTTTTGCAACATAAATTTGTTGAGCTCTTTGCTGCTCTGTTTGTACCATCTCTCCAACTCGTGTCTGAACTAAAGAATCTACATGAGCATTCATTAGTTTAGCACTATCAGAGTCAGGATCTGTCATTGCTTCTTGTTGATCGAAAACAAAATCTTCACCAAGTTTTAAATTATCTTGAATTGATTTTGCAGGCTTTCCACCATCAACCAAATAGTTTCGAACATGATCTACAAGTCCACTATCTTTTTTCATAGCATCAAGAACAGGTACAAATTGTTCAACTTCTTTGTATCTGTCTCTCCACTTCACGGCCTCTCTACTACTATCAGTATATCGTTTTTCCCAGTCTGTGCCGCGATTTGACTGTTCTTCCACATTGTTGGAGCCTTCTTCATTATTAGCGTGGGTTACCTGTTTAGGGGCCACTTCTTGATTCGGGGTTGCCTCAGTGTCTATTATTCCACCATTTACTTGGCTTTCAAGGTCATTAAAAAACTCTTTGGAGCCTGAACTAGTAGTTTCTGCTTCTTCAAAAGAATTTGCGTCCATACCTATTTCAGGGTTACCTTTTTGTTCTTCCATGATTTCTCCTTTATTCTAGTTTATAGTTTATTCATTTTTGGACCTATTATCCAAATCTTTTTTTGCTTCCTCTAAAATTAATTCTGCTTGCTGTTGATTAGAAGCTATATTTTCTCGAACCTGTCTTTGATTAGCTTCAGCATTATTTGCCATAACATTTCTTAAGAGTTTTTGCTTTCCTTCTGTCTCAACATACTGTTTACCCATATTAGCTTTAATCTCTTCTTTCTTCTTATTAATTTCAACATCAGCTTGCATTACTTTACCTTTAATACCTGCTTGAACAAGCTGTCTTTCAAGAGTCTCAATTGTTCCTTCTTTATCTTTCATAACCTCTTGAAGCTGTTGTAACTGACCTTGTAATTGAGAATATAAAGATTTTCGTTTAACAATATTATCTTTATTCTTAATATCAGTTTCTGCTAATACAGCAATATCATCAACAATTCCTAATTTCATCAATTCTTTTAATTCTTCTAAATAAGCCCACCTATTAACTGGTAATGTAGAACCAGAAACAATTCTAATATCAAATTTATGTGCAGAAATATCCATAGATTTACCTATAGCTTCTCCCATATCATTATATACAGGAATATTAATTTCTTCCTGCCTACTTTCCTGAATAGCGCTTGGCTGCACAATTCTAAACCTTTTATTAGCGGTATATGTAGATTGAGAATACTGTAAGATTAATTCTCCTAATCTTTTTAATGCTGGCTCTATTGACCCATTCATCCATTGTTTAATTCTTCTAGTACCATATTCATCTAAAGCTAACATTCCTCTATAAGTTTCGCTAGCTCCTCCAGCATCTCCCATCATAGAACTATATATACCAGCTAAGTATTCAACGTCTTGTTTGCCTTGTTGTACTATACTAAAAAACGCACTTGACAGTGGTGCTGGCTGAACTGCTGTAGGAGGGGTTACTCCTGGCCTTATAGGAAGTAATGCTCCAGGCGAACTTGAATATTTTTCCCAAGTTTCAGCATCGATAGAACCTTCTTCATACATCCATCTTAAACTACTTCCTAAAGAAGCGTTATGGACCATTATTTGATGAGATTTGTTAATTTCTTGTTGCTTACCTATAAGAGGAGCAACAGCACTCATAGGAAATGGAGTTCCTGTCCATTTATAATGAAAAGGAACAACAGGATATTCTGTTACAGAATCTGGGAGTAAATTTTCATATATTACTTTATCTCCTACAACACAAGTTTGTTTAATTCTAGTCACATAAAACTGAATAGAATCTACAATAGTTTCTTGAGCTTTAGGAGATTTCATAAACTGTTTATACTCTTGTTCAGTTAATACAATATTTTCAATCTTAGAAGCCTCTGATTGTAATTGACTCATACATTCCTGTTGAAAAGTTTGTAATTGTTGCCCCATCATTTGTTGAGCTTTTTCTAATTCTAACTTATATCTTTCAGGTAACATCTCTCCCTTTTGTACAGCTTCCTGCATTTTACTATCTTGTTCTAACAGTTGAACCTCTAATTCTTTCTGCATTTCCATTACTTGAACTTTACATTGTTCTTGAATTTGTTTTAAAACTTTCTCATCAGGAGGAACTCTATAAAATACACTAACATTAGATACTTTAACTTTTTCATAAACTTCAAAAAATTCACACAAAGGATCAAATTCACCCTTTCCTGTAATACCTTGGCCACTTTGAGAATTATCATCATTATAAGCAAAAAACTTATGAGCATGATCACCTAAATCTCTCTGTGTAAAAGAATAATCTGAAGCTTCATCACTATTAGCATTATTAATTTTTCTTTTTTGGTCTGGAAACAATTTAATTAAATGATTTTTAGGAAGAACTTTTCTAATCATTATAAATGAAGCATCTGAAAAAAGCATATCTCTAGATTTAGGATCAACATAAATATCAAATGGTTCAGGTTGTTGAATAACAACTTCACCCATACCATTATCTGCGTCCTTATCAACAGAAATAAGCATATATCCTATACTTTTGGTAATACTATCATTTATAGTGTTATTATAAAGAGAAGATCCATTTGAATTTTGCCAAATATAATCAGACAAATCAGACATTACAGCAGCAACATCAGTATCGCTACCATCAACCCCAACAGCTTGCCATCTTGGATTATTGTCGGTAGCATAAAAGTTTAACATCTCTACTACAGGCAATATTCTGTTTATAGTAAATGTAGGCATACCTTGTTCTTCAAGGTTCTGTTTTTCCTCAGCTGTTAATTGTTCATCATGAGCAAATTCAAACCCTTTTTGATTCACTTTTTCCCATTGTTTTCTAGTCCAATTATTAGCTAAATGAAATAACTGTCTAACTTCATCTGCCTTTTTAGTTTTTGCCATTACTACTCCTTAATCTCAAAATGTGGAAAATCATCAAATTTATTATCATGTACATACCAATCTTGATCCCAATCTCCACC